TGTCGGTCGCCAGCTTGGAAACCTCGTCGAAGTCGTAACCCATCGCGGTCAGGTCCGAGACAGTCACCACCCGGCGATGAGCCACGAAGTCAGCGTCGGCGATAGACTTGGCCCGCCGGTCGATCAGAAATTCCTCGGGCGGCAGTGCCTCGATTTTGACGCGGCCCTTGGGCAGGCGGCGCGTGGCCCGCACATCGTGCAGGATCGGCACCGGGATGCCCATTTCGGCAGCGCCGGGCGGCAGGATTTCCGGGGCCTCATAGCTTTTGGTCATGTCGATTTGAACGAGCGGGTCAGCCGATAAGGTCGCCAGCGCCGCGTCGTCCAGGCCGGTCATCTCGGTCGTCTCGGTGTCGTAACTCTCATCCCAGTAGAACTTGACGATGCCCGCCTTTCGCACCAGCGCATCCTTAAACGCGCTGTGAAGCACCATGAAGCCGTCGTTGTCGCGGTTGAAGATGTAGTTGACGTATTCCGTCGCCTGCTCGGCCATCGGCACGTCTTCGGGATTTCGCGGCGTAAACTCGCAGATGTAGTCCGAGGACATGAAGATACGCATGAGGCTAGGCAAGATGGCTTGTACAGTATCCCGTACGTCATAGCTGACCACCTGCGACCGGCCATCTTCCTCATCACCGAAAGGCTGGCCGCGATAGTATTCCGTCGCTTTGGCGCGAATGGGCGAGACGATGTTGTCGATGAAGTCAACCGCGTCGTCGATCTCGTTGCCGACGATGCCTTGCAGTTCATCCTCGTCCATGTAGTCGGGATTGATAAGCGCGTTGACCTCGTTGGTCAGGTCGTTGTCTTCGGGATACATTGTAGCTCCAATTTAGCGCCCTCAGAAAGGTCGGCTCGGCGGCATTGTCGGCACTAACGGTTGCCGCACGCCCGGCTGTGCAAACGGCGCGCCGCGAACCGGGCTGTAGCTGTAGCCCGGCTCCATCGGCGGCATGGGCGGCACATTTATGCGAGAGACGTTCGCCGCGTTGGCCGCGCGAGAGGCGCGCACCTGGTCGCCTGTCATGGCTCTGCCGATCAGCCCGCCTAGCCCGCCGCCGAAAGCGCCGCCAACCATTGATTGGACCATCGGGTTCAACGCGCGCTGCGACATATCCGTCATGCGATCCGCAGGCGTGGGCCGCGCTTGACCTGTTGCGGGCATGACTTGCGTCGCGCCTTGCATCTGCGGCATCGCGCGCGCGCCAGGCGTTGAGGGCAAATAAGCCGGAGCCAGATCGGCGGGCATTACGCCAGTGGTCGGGCTGGTCGGGTCGCGCATCGGGACGTAATTGGTCGCGGGCGTCATCCCGCTGCCAGCGAACGCCGGATTCAGGCTGGGCGAGCGCATGGACATGTAATCACTGGCATACATGCCGGGAAAGGCATTAGACGTCGTCACGGGCGGGATTGTCGGCGCAGGTGGCGTGACAGCCGTGGTCGCTGGCGTGGTGCCTGTCAGCGCAGGCGCGGCCATCGCATCGGCCATGCCCATATCTGGACCCGCTGCCTCCTGACGGGCGCGATAGCCTGCCGGGCGGGCGCCAACGGCGTTGAGCAGGCCAGAGAACGGGCCACCCTGGAACCTGTCGCCATAACGGCCCGGCCCGCCGCCATCAACCATATCGCGCGCGGCAGACACGCGGTTGCCCTGCGCGTCCGTGTAGCCGTAGCGACCGCGACCCATCTGGTTGCCAAGAATGCCGCCCAGGATGCCACCGATAGGCCCGAAGGCAAGGCCACCCAACGCGCCGCCGATCATCCGCCCCGGCGAGAAGAAACCTCCACCGGGCCGGTTGGGGAGGTTGCCCCCGCTGCTTCCGCTGAAGTCCTTTCCGTCAGACGAAAAGCCACCGGACGGGCCACTGCCGCCAGGCTTGTTGCTGCCGTCGCCGCTTGCCTGAACGCTGCCGCGCTTGGACATATTTCTCTGCTCCCGTGCCGATGTGGTGCCGTTTTACCATATCTTGCGGTCTTTGGCTAGGATAGGGCTAGACAACGCCCTTGATCCCGCGTTTGAGCGGCTTTTTCCAATCCGACCGGCCACCGAAGGCCAGCGAGGTGAAGTCCACCGCCAGCGTCAGGCACACCGCGTCAGCACGGTCAGGCGACTTCACGCCGCGCTTCTTCATGCTCTCTTTGCTCTCGACCTGTATCTTGCCGTTTGACGTGTAAGTGTAGCGCGGCCCGCTCAGTTCTAGGAATAGCTGGTCGTCCTTCGGCAAGCGCACGTCGCGCCCAGCCAGCCAGTCGCGGGTCTTAAACCAAAGCTCGCTGCGAAGGTTGAGGTAGGTCTCCGCCACGCTGGGCCGCTCCGAGACGTTAAGCCCGCGCACAGGAAGGCCCAGTTCCCGCAGGCGATCCACCACACCAGCGCCGAGGCCGATGCTGTCCACGATAATCTCGGCGGGCTGGTGGCGCGGGAGGGTCCGCTCCCATTCCAGCTTCACCGCGCCCGCAAGCTGCATCAGGTCTAGCTTGTTCCACACCTTCAGCTTGTCGATCACCGCGCCCTGGCGCTTGGCAAGCACGCTGCTGTCATCCCCGTGGCGGGCCACGTCCAAGCCCCAGACGACCGGCGCGGTGTCCGATGTTTCAATCTCGGATTTCATCGCCGCGTCGATCAGATCGACCGGAATAACCGCGTCGTCCTCTGCCGCTTCGAAGCTGCAATAAAACTCCTGGGCAATCTTGCTGTCCGACATGCCAGCCTGGCGCTCGAGCGCGATCTGGTCCGGCGTCACAATGCCCGTGTCGTCAATGGTCAGCCGCTCGCAAAACCATTCGTCGCTTTCGCCCGCGTGCTGGAACGTGTGATACCCGTGGTTCCTGCCGCGCGGGGTGTAGATGAACAGCGCCCAGCCGCCATTTTCGACGATGATCGGGCGGATGTAGTCCCACGCCTCCGGGTGAGCCAGCGACCACTCCGAGAACACCACGCCGATCGGGTTTGAGCCGACAAGGCTGTCGTAATTGTCAGAACCCGCCATCTGCCACATTGAGCCGTTCACCGTCTCGATCAGCATCTCCTGCCCGTTTTCGCGCTTGCGCACCTCGGGCGGCAGAAACTGATCGATGATCCGCCTGCCCTCGCGGTCGATCCCATTCCAAATCGCGCGGCGGGCTTGGGTCTGCTCCGGGAACAAGTGCCAGTAGGTGCCCACGCGCTTGAACATGTCGCGGGCGGTGAGGTTGAGCGCGCAGCTATCCTTGCCCGCGCGACGATGCCAGACAGCGCAGCCGCGCTGAAACGCCTTGCCGTGGCCAAAGCTGTTGAACAGGTTGCGCTGGTGAGGGCGCGCTACCCAATCATTCGGAATTGTCAGTGACAAAGTTGTCCACCAGGTTGATGCTCAGGCCGCCTTGATGCTCGACGGTTTGCTTGTCGCCGTAGACTTTGGGCTTCATCTTGCCCGCCAGCCACTTGCGCGCGTCAATCCTTACGCGGGCTTTTTGGGCGTCCTCTTCGGTGTCCGCAATCATCAGGATTTCATCGGCGATTACGTCGCTTTGAGCATCGCGCGCGCGCGCGTATTGTTCGCGGCGTTTCCCATCCTGATCTTCAGCAAGCCACCGCATGACCGTCCCGACATGTGGCATATTCCTTGCGGTGCAAATAGACCGCAGTGACCGGCCCTGCGCTATCTGTTCGCAGATTTCCGCGAACACCTTGTCGGAATACTTGACTGGCTGCTTACTTGCGCTTGCCACCTTTGCGGCCTTTCGATTTGCAGGGCATGGGTCACCGTGTGCCTTGTTGCTGTGCCCGCAATATATGACATTGAGCGGCGCTTGTTAAGGACCACGCGGCCCACACTACTGGAAGTCGCCGGTATCGTGCAAAGCTGTAACCTGAGTTCCGCCCCAGACGTTTATCAAATCTCTGGCATAGTTTGGCTTAAGATCAGCAACAAACGTCGCAAGCTTGTCTGGCGACAGTTCAGGCTCATCACCTAGCGCACAGCCATTGTCGATGCTGTATTCAATTATTGCGCCCACAATGTCTGCGGACGCAGGGACAAACGCTATATTCATTGGCCCATACTCGTCGTGAGTGTTTAACAAATAGCCGATCAGCATTTGACTCCCCCTTGCAAAGTTGCCCCACCGGGTAGGGCGTGTGTCACGTCCCGGCGAAGCTTTAGCAGCGTGACTGCCCGAAGGCCCCTTGTTCGGTTTATTGCTTTACAGGGCTTCCATCTTAACGCTGGCGCAGTCGGGCTTGCCGTTGATCAGGTCAAACGTGATGCGGTGGGTATCGTATTCCGGCATGCTGCGTCCCCACACTTCGTCTGTCACACTACCATGCAGCGTCACCGTCTCTCTCTTGGGTTCGGGGCGGACGCGGTAAGCGTTGCGCGACCACCAACCAGGCGCAGGTGCAAACACCCAAGCGCCGTTGATAGTATCCACAACCTCAATCACCTTCCCTTCATTCTTCGCCCGCACAAGCGCGCCGATCTCGGCGTCCGTCATGTCGCCGAGCGGCTTGGGGGTGTCAGATGCGCGGAAGACAATGCGCCACCCCTTACTGTCTACGGCAAGCTCGCCCGGTTCGCGGCTGCCATCATCTGCGCGGGAGTAGCATTCCCCGTCTTTCCATCCAAAAATCGTATAATTAGCGCCGCTTTTCCATTCAACCACATCCCCCGGCTGCACGTCGAGTTCGCGAAGGGTTTTGTATTCTTCATTCATGTCACGTCTCCATCAATTAGCCGGTATAGGTATTTCTTTCCCGTCCGCCGCTGGTCCTTCGTTATTTTGCCCTCGGCGACCATGATCCGCAGCGTTGACGACAGCAGGCTTTTATTGCCTCGCACTAGCGGGATTAACTCGACCTGGCACAGAGGCCCGCTTTGCAGCGCGTCCAGAATTTCCTGCGCGGCGCGGTCGCGGTATTGGGTGAAACGATCTGGGTCAGCGGACCACGGCCTGCCCGTGTGGCGGATGTATCCAGCGCGGCGGGCGGCGGCGTTCTCGCGCGTCGCTGCCTCCGCTAGTTTGGAGGCGTAGAGGTCTTGGATGTCGTTGAGCGATGTCATTTCCGCCTCCGCTCAATTGATTCATCGTAAATGCACTTCGCATCGCCCATCACATCTAACCATATGTCACTGTCAATTACATCTGATCCGATTTCACCCACCACGAGCAAAGCGCCCTCGCCGGTGTCCTCGTTTTCAACGGCGACGCCCCGGATGGTGATGTTTTCTGGCAAGCCGAGATTATGACAGACGGTTTTGGTCAAAAGTTTTTTGATCTTTTTTTCCCATTCGTATTCCATGCCTACGCCTCCATCAAAAAGGGATTTCATCGCCCATATCGGACGGGCTGGTGTTTTGTTGCTGCGAGGAAGCACTGCCCTCGCGCTTATCTAGGCCCTGAACTGTCCCGCCGTAGGGCCGCACCGCGATTTCGGTGGTGTAGCGGTCCTGGCCTGACTTGTCCTGCCACTTGCGGGTCTCCAGCTTGCCCTCGACGTAAACGAGAGAGCCCTTCCGCAGATACTGCTCGGCGTAGCGCGCGGCACCTTCCGCGAAGACGGCGACCGCGTGCCATTCCGTGCGCTCCTTGCGCTCGCCGGATTTGTCTTTCCAGCTTTCCGAAGTGGCGATCCGCAGGTTAACGACCTTGCCGCCGTTGCCAAAGCTACGCGCCTCGGGGTCTCGGCCCACGCGACCGATGATCTGAACCTTGTTTAGTGACATTCCGTTTCTCCATTCATCAGACGCTCGCGAAAGCGCCGCTCTCCATACATGATAGTGGTATGGTCCCGATCTAATATCCGACCGATTGCCGGATAGCTGAGGTTCGTTTCGTCCCGCAGTCGCACTATGGCGCAGAACCTCGCCGCGACTACCTGTTTCTCGCGCGACGGCCCGCGTATGTCGTTGACGGAAACATTATATTCATTTGCCGCTTCGCACAAGATATTTGACACGCGGTCGCGCTTTAGAGGTCGAAATGTAATGCGCGACGGCTTTTCTGCGATTGAAGTCATCCCAATCCCCTTTCCCTCAGTATGTCCCGCGAAACCAGGACGCGCGATACCATTTCCTCGCAAAGCGTAGGCGTCACCGAGAAGCGGGATATCGGCCTGCCCGCGTTGATCTGATCGGCCCAATAGGCGGCGCGGTCCTGCGGGGCGCCCACCTCGGGCGGCGGGCTGAAAGCCTCATCTTCCCACCGGCGCTGATTAAGATATGTTGAAGGGTGAAGCCATGAGGCTTGCGGGTTTTGTTTTCGCCACCAGTCGTAATAAGCGGCGACGTTTTCTCGGGCCTCTTTCCGGCGTGGTGGCGTTAGTCGCTTGTAGGCTTTTTCCTCC